CACGCCTGACCTGCCGATCACCGCGGCTGTCGAAGCGGGTGTGCTGACCCTTTCCTGCAAATGGAGCGGGGCAAGCGGCAATGACATCCAGCTGGAATTCAATCGCCAGGGCAAGACCAATGGCGAAGTCATTCCGGCTGGCCTGACGGCGGCAGTATCAGCCATGACCGGCGGCGTGGGTACGCCTGATCAGCTCAAGGCACTGGCTGCGCTGGGCGATGAGCCGTTCGAGTTCATCTGCATGCCCTGGACCGACACCGCTACGCTGGATGCCTGGAAAGCGGCAATGGACGACAGCACCGGTCGCTGGAGCTGGGCGCGTCAGTTGTACGGTCACGTTTACAGCGCCAAGCGCGGCACGGTCGGTACGCTGGTGGCCGCAGGTCAACTGCGCAACGATCAGCACATCACCCTGCAGGGTGTCGAAAACGGTGTTCCGCAACCGGTCTGGCTGCAAGCCGCTGCACTGGCTGCGCGCACGGCGGTGTTCATCTCTGCCGACGCCAGCCGTCCGACCCAGAGCGGCACCATGCCTGGCATCGATCCGGCTCCGGCCAGTCAGCGTTTCACCCTGACCGAGCGTGAGTCGCTGCTGCGTTACGGCATCGCCACGGCGTACTACGAAGGCGGTTACGTGCGCATTCAGCGTTCGATCACCACCTATCAGAAGAACGCTTATGGCCAGGCTGACAACTCGTACCTGGACAGCGAAACCATGCACCAGTCGGCGTTCATCATCCGTCGCCTGCAAGGCATCATCACCAGCAAGTACGGCCGCCACAAGCTGGCCAACGATGGCACGCGCTTCGGTGCCGGTCAGCCGATCATCACGCCGAGCACCATCCGTGGCGAGTTGATTGCGCAGTACGCACGTCTTGAAGAAGAGGGTCATGTGGAGAACGCCGAAACGTTCGCCCAGCACCTGATCGTCGAGCGTGACGGCAATGACCCAAGCCGCGTGAACGTGATGTTCCCGCCTGACTACATCAACGGCCTGCGCGTGTTCGCGCTGCTCAACCAGTTCCGCTTGCAGTACGACGAAGCGGCATAAGCCTAACCAACCCTTTCAAGCCCGCCTCGTGCGGGTTTTTTCATTCTGGAGATAAACAACATGGGTCAGAAAGTTGCGGGTACCTGCTACATCAAAGTGGATGGCACCCAATTGACCATCAGCGGCGGCGGCGAAGCGCCTCTGATGAACATCAAGCGCGATACCGTCGTACCGGGCTACTACAAGGAAGTTGATAAGGCCGCGTGGTTGAAATTTACCGCCGTGCATACCGCCGATCTGCCGCTCAAGCTGCTCACCACCGGTGTGGACATGACCATCACCTGTGAGTTCAAGAACGGCAAGACCTACGTCCTGTCCGGCGCCTACCTGGTCGATGAGCCGAGCAGCAAAGCTGACGACGGCACCATCGAGCTGAAATTCGACGGCAATCAGGGGAGCTGGCAATGAGTGAAGTCATCGACCTGGCCAGCCCGATCGAAGCGCACGGCGAAACCCTTTCGCAACTGACCTTCCGGCGCCCTACGGCGCAGGAAGCGCGGGCCATCAAGGCCCTGCCGTACAGGATCGACAAGAACGAGGAAGTCTCCCTGGATCTGGACGTGGCGGCGAAATACATCGCCGTCTGCGCTGGCATCCCGCCCTCGTCGGTCAATCAGATGGACCTGTGCGACATCAACACGCTGAGCTGGAAGGTTGCGAGTTTTTTCATGGCAGCGGCATCAGCGACCTCGAAGGACTGATCGCCGTCGTTTACGACCTCGCGTACTTCTGGAAGACCGATCCCGAACTGATGATGTCCAGGGAGCTGGACATCATCACCGAGTCGATCTTGCAGACGCAACGCATCAACCAGATCCTGCAGGGGGAGTGATGGCAGACACTATCAAGACGCTGATTACCGGCGTCGACAAGCTGTCTCCAACGCTGGCAACCATCCGCAACAACGTTGAAGGCTTCGAGACCAGGCTTAAAGGCTCTGGTCTTGGGAACGTCGAAGTGGGCGAGATGATCAAGAGCAATGCTTTGGCAGAGCCCTTGATTGCCGGGGTAAAGGCAGCGATCGGTTTCGAGACCAGCATGGCCGGCGTGAAACGATCGGTCACCTTTGAAACACCGCAACAGTTCCAGCAGATGAGTTCCGACATTCTGGACCTCAGTGAACGACTGCCGGAAAGCGCCAACGGTATCGCGGCGATTGTCGCCGCGGGTGCCAAGGCCAATGTACCGCGCGAAGAACTGACCGGGTTTGCCAGCGACGCCGTGAAAATGGGCGTCGCATTCGATCAGACGGCGGCCGAGTCGGGGGACATGATGGCCTCGTGGCGGTCATCGTTTCAGATGACTCAGCCGCAGGTCGCGGCGTTGTCCGAGAAGATCAACGTGCTCGGTGGCAACAACCTGGAAAAGAAAATCGCCACCATGGTGACTGCAATGGGCCCGCTCGGGCCGGTTGCGGGGATGGCCTCCGGGCAACTGGCGGCAATGGGCGCGACCCTGGCCAGCGTCGATGTGCCGGCCGATGTGGCCGCCAGCGGCATGAAGCGGTTCATGCAGTCGTTGACCGAAGGGGGCGCGGCGAAAGCCGGGGCGTTCGAGGCGTTGCAGCTCGACGTCAACCAGCTGACCCAAGGCATGCAGAGTGACCCGTCCGGGACCATTGAAAAGGTCCTGACGGCGGTTTCCAGTGTTGATCCTGGCAAACAGTCGGACGTCATCACGCAGCTGTTCGGTGCCGAATCGCTGGGCGCGATCACGCCGCTGCTGGCCCACCTCGATGTGCTCAAGTCCAACCTGGCCAAGGTCGGGGAGGGCGTGCAAAACAGCGGCTCCATCGAGAAGGAGTTCGCAGACAACTCCCAGACCACGGCCACTGCCATCAAAGAGATGACTAACCGTGTCGATCGTCTGGGCATCAATATCGGCAGTATGTTCCTGCCGGCGATGAACGAAGCAATGGCCGTGATCGGGCCGATGATTTCTCAGGTCGCCGCGCTGGCGGCCGAACACCCAGAGGTGATCAAGGGCGTCGTGGGCGCCGCGATTGCTTTCGGCGTACTGCAAGTCGCCGTTCTCGCTGCGACGAGTGCCGCCGGGCTGCTGGCTGCGGTCATGGGCATGTCACCGTTGGGCCTGATCGTGCGCGGCCTCGCGCTGGCGGCAGGTTTTCTGATCGCCAACTGGTCTACCGTCGCACCTTATTTCCAAGCGGTCTGGGAGGCGATTCGCGGACCGGTGATGGCGCTGTGGGACGTGCTCAAGGCGGTGTTCGCCTGGACGCCGCTGGGCATGATCGCAGCCAACTGGCAGCCACTGAGCGAATTCTTTGCTGCGCTGTGGGACGTGATCAAAGCGCTGGCCACGCCGGTCTTCGATTTTCTGCAGACGCTGTTTGCATGGTCGCCATTGGGCATGGTCGTGGCCAACTGGCAGCCGCTGTCCGAGTACCTGGCCGGCCTGTGGGAAACCATCAAGGCCGAGGCACAACCGTTTACCGATGTGCTGGCAACGCTGTTCAGTTTTTCGCCGCTGGGCATGGTCATCGAGAACTGGCAGCCGATCAAAACCTGGTTCGCAGGTCTGTGGGCGGACATCAAGCCATTCATCGAGCCGATCATGAGCTGGTTTGGTGGCGACACGAATAAGACCGTCCTGCAGCGGGCGACCGAGAAGGCCAATCAGTTCGCGGAAGAACAGCGGATACGCAACGCAGGGCCAGGCGGCGGGACTGGAGCGTTTCTGGCGGCCGGTGCCGTCGAGAACGTTCGCACAAATCAACAGTTGCTCAATCAGGCCACTGGCGTGCCGCCGACCAGCCAATTGCTCGGCGTACCCACCCCGCTGGCCCCCGGCAGCCTGTTGTTGCAACAGGGCGCAGCCGGGGCCGGCCCGCGACTTGAAGGCGAGCTCAACATTCGCTTTGAAAACGCGCCGCCGGGCATGCGTGCCGGGCAAGTGCAAACCAACCAGCCGGGTTTGACGATATCGCCAAACGTCGGTTATCGAACCCTCGGCGCAGGAGCCGGATCATGAGTACATGGCGTGACAGCCTGCTGCCAGCGTCTTTCCGGGGCGTCGGTTTTTTCATTGAAAAAGCCGTCGTCCCGGCAGGCCGCAAGGGGCAGTTGCATGAGTTTCCACAACGCGACGAGCCTTATTTCGAGTCGCTGGGCAAACAGTCGAAAGTGCATACGCTGACGGGGTTCATTGTCGGTCCCGACTGTTTCGAACAGCGAGACAAATTGCTGCAGGCACTGGAGCAGGAAGGTGCCGGCGAGCTGGTACATCCCTGGCTGGGTCGCGTGCAGGTCCAGGTTGGCGAATGTGGTGTTACACACAACCTGAGCGAAGGCGGACTCGTCCGGCTGGACCTGAAATTCTATCCGGCCAACCCGCTCAAGTTTCCCGTGTCGACGCTCAATACGCGACGGCAGTTGCTGGGCGCATCCGAGAGCCTGCTGGACTCGGCGCTCAGGCGCTACCGCTCGGTGATGGCTACAGTGGACGCGGTGCGTATCAATATTCAGGCGCTGCGCAGCGCCCTGTCGGGTGTATTCGCGACCATTCAGCTGCAGTTCACACCGTTCATGACGATCTATTCGGATGTCACCGCGCTGGTGCATTCGTTGGTCAATGCGCCGTTGACGGTCAGCACGCTGTTTACCACGTTCTTCGCCAGTTTCGACGGTGACAGTCGTCGAGCCAGAAGAGCGAACGGCACCAGCAGTATTGGCGGGGCGAGTACGGGAGCAGGTTCCGGCAGCTCGACAGGGGGCGGTTCAGGCAATGGTTCCGCGAGTGGCAGTAACGGCACCGCTGCGAGCAGCGCGGCAGCTAGGTCCGGCAGCAATGGCGGGGTGTCCTCTGTTGAAACGGTCGATTACCGGTCGGTGATTTCCGAGGCCACGCAACAGGCGGAAGCGGTGTCCGGCATCAATCTGGTCAGCCAGGGCAGCGGGCTGGATACCGGCGTGACGGCGCAGGCCGCGGCCAATCTGGTCCAGGATGCCTTGTTGGTCAAGGTGGCGAAAATCGTCGCGAGCATGCCGGTTGCGACGACCGTCACGCCGCTCACGGTGGTGCCGTCGCTGGATCAGCAAGTGACGCAAGCGCTGCAACGCGTGGATGTGCCGGTTGCCGATGATGTGATCGAGCTGCGTGACACGCTGAGTTCAGCCATCTGGGAGGCGTCGTTGAAAGCCGACCCCGAACATTACCTGGCGCTCAACACGTTGCGTCAGGCGTTGATCCGGCACCTCAACGCGGTGGCGGCCTCTGGCGTGCGTCTGGTGGACCTGAAGGTGTCCGAGCCGTTGCCCGCGCTGGTGCTGGCCTATCGCCGATTCGGTGACGCCAGCCGGGCGCAGGAAATGGTGCAGCGCAATCGGCTCGCCCATCCGGGTTTCGTGCCGCCCGGCACGCTGAAGATCGCTCAGGAGTGACCCATGATCGACCCTAACGTTGTCACCCTGACGGTTGACGAGCACGACTATGCCGGCTGGAAGTCGGTGGAAATCTCTGCCGGGATCGAGCGTCAGGCGCGCAGCTTTGACGTGAGCATTACCTGGCAGTGGCCGGGCACTGAAATCTCGCATCCGATCACGCCCGGCGCCGCGTGCGAAGTGCGTATCGGCGGCGAGTTGATTCTGACCGGTTGGGTGTTTGCCGCGCCGATCAGCTATGACGGCAAGCAAGTCACGCTAAAGATTTCCGGGCGCTCGAAAACCGCCGACCTCATCGACTGCTCTGCCATCAACAAGCCGAGTCAGTGGAAGGAGGTGGGGGTGCTGAAGATCGTTGAAGCGCTGGCTGCTCCCTATGGTTTGTCGGTGATCAGCGAAATACCGGAAACCTCGAAGATGGCCGATCACACCATCGAGCCTGCCGAAACCGTGTTCAAGTCCATTGACCGGCTGCTGACCCTGTTCCGGATTTTTTCCACCGATGACGAATACGGCAATGTGGTGCTGGCCAGGCCGGGTAGTCGCGGACAGAGCGCAGACGCGCTCGAACTCGGCAAGAACGTTTTGAGCGCCGTCATCGCGCGGGACTTTTCCGGGCTTTTTTCCGAGTACCGGGTCATCGGTCAACAGACCGGTAATGACCAGACGTTCGGCAAGGAGTCGTCGGAGGTCTCGGCCGAGGTCACGGATAACCGTCATGACGATCCCGCGCATAAAAAGCGGCTTCGCGTACTGGTCGTTCATGAGGATGCACCGATCACCCCCAAGCTCGCTCTGAGTCGCGCCAATTGGGAACGTGGTCAGCGGGCCGGCAAGGCGCTGCTCACCACCTACAAGGTCCAAGGCTGGCGGCAGTCCAACGGGGCGCTCTGGCGGCACAACACCATGGTCCGGGTGATCGATCCGGTCATCGGTTTTACGAGCCGGAACATGCTGATTTCAGCCGTGACCTACTCGCTGAGTGACCAAGGCACGATCACCACACTGGTGGTCGGTCCGCCTGAAGGTTTCCAGGCCGAGCCGGGTGACCCCAACAAGCGCAGCAAGGTGCAGGTCAATCAGGATGCTTACTCCTGGCTGCTGCCCATCGACGAGGAAACAACCTCATGAGCTTACTCAATCGCATGCTGGTGCGCGGCACCGTGGTGCTCGCCAGGGCCAGCAGGAAAATGCAGGCGCTGCAAATGCGCCTCACCGCCGGAGAGGTCAAGGACGACATGGAGCACTTCGAACCCTACGGTTTCACCAGCAATCCACTGGCCGGCGCTGAAGGTATCGCCGCGTTCATTGGTGGCGACCGGTCGCACGGTCTGCTGCTGGTGGTGGCCGACCGGCGCTATCGGCTCAAGGGGCTGGAGTCGGGCGAAGTGGCGATCTACACCGACGAGGGCGACAAGATTCACCTCAAGCGCGGCAAGGTCATCGACATTGAAACCGACACCTTGAACATCAAGGCGACGGTGGCCGTGAACTTCGACACACCACAGATCACCCAGACCGGAAAGATCGTCTCTCAGGGCGACCAGCTCGCCGCGGGCATCAGTCAGATCAGCCATCTGCACGGCAACGTGCAGGGCGGGAATGGCCAGAGCGGGCCGCCCGTTGGAGGTGCCGGATGATCATTGAAGGCTCTCTGCAGGCGTCCTTGCTGCGTTCGGTGGTCATCAGCCTGTTCACCTGGCGGCGTGCCGAAGCGGACGATCCGTTCGACGATGCCGAGCGCTATGGCTGGTGGGGCGACACCTACCCGGCACAGGCCAATGACCGCATCGGTTCCAGGCTGTGGCTGCTGCGCCGGGTCAGGCTGACTGCCCAGACCCAGCGCGATGCCGAGTTCTATGCCCGCGAAGCGCTCGACTGGCTGATCGAAGATGGCCAGGTCACGCACATCAACATTCTTACTGAACAGGTTCAGAGCAACCGCCTGAACCTGGGCGTCGAGCTGGTCGTCTCTGACGGTCAGATCGTGCGTTTCAACCCTTCTGAACAGTGGCAGGTGATTTATGCCGTTTGAAACACCTACGTTACCGGCGCTGATCAACCGAACCCAGGTCGACCTCGCCGACGAAGCGCTACGTCAGTCCGATGCCCGGGTATTGTCCCGCGCGCACAGCGGTGCGGCCTACGGGCTGTACGGCTATCAGGACTGGATCGCCGACCAGATTCTGCCGGACACCGCCGACGAGGAAACCCTCGAGCGGCAAGCCATCCTGCGCCTGAGGCAACCGCGCAAGGTGGCACAGGCCGCTACCGGCACGGTGCGCTTCAGCGCTGCAGCCGGCGCGGTGCTGGATGCGGACACTGTGCTGCAGTTCAGTGATGGACGCTTCTACCGCGTCACCAAAGGCGTCACCACGGTTGCGGGCAATAACACAACCACGGTCGAAGCGGTGGATGCCGGTGTTCTGGGTAACGCGGATGCCGGTCTGGTGATGACTGCCGTGCAACCGGTCGAAGGCATCGACAGCACCTTCACCGTCATCGCCGATGGACTGTCCGGCGGTATCTCGCAGG